AAAGTTTACTAGGTTCTCTATATTGGCACTATTATCTGTTTGTGCTGCTTTCTTTGTTTGACCCCCTAGAGGTGTAATACCCGTGAGGCCCTGAAAAGCACTATAGATGGGTAGCTGCTCACCCACATACTGTCCAAGAGCTCCAGGACGAGCATCAGGCCCTAGGAACGGCTCCCCTGAGAACGATTTCTGACCAGTCATCAGCTCCATAGGGATGCGAAGCCCAGGAGTTAATCCACCCGCGATAGTCTGTCCAGGATTTTGTAGCTGTCCAACTAAGTCAATTAAAGGATCTAATCCTATTCCTGCCATAGTATAACCAGGTGGCTGATTGGCACTAAACTGTCCTAAGAATCCTTGAGGAGTAGAGATAGGTCCTATACCCTGTTCTCTAATCCATGAAGGAAACATCTGATCTACAGGGAAAGGATTATCTCTACTAGTATTAATTCCTGCTATCCCCTGTAGGCCTTGTGCTATTTTAGCTGGCACTAAAGCCTTAGCAGGATTCATCAATAAACCCTCAAGCAACAGGGGTGTAGATTTTCTTAACCAAGAGTAGAACGGAATAACTCTACGCAGAACATTCTTCTCATAGTTAGTTAGGTCCAATCCAGTAGGATGCCATTTACGAGCACGCCGTGAAGCAGACTCAAAAATAGCAGCTAGGTCTTTGCCTTTACTTTTAGCTACTTTGTCAATAAAATGAGCTAGCCTAGTATTATGGTTAATTAACTCTGAAGCTCCTCTAGCAACAGCCTGTACCCTACCGCCAAAGGGCTTAGCATTAAGAAGTGACTTCCTACCTTCATCTCCCAAGTCTATAATATCTTCAATTGATTTAGTATGCTCTAACAAGCCTTTTTGATGTGCTACTGCTGCTATCTGCTCTGAAGTAAAAGGTACCCCAGATTTATTTCTAAAGAGAATCTCATTTGGCTTCGGCGTTGCATAATTCTTGCTAAGAGCGCCCATCTCTACTAGCTTATCTACATCTGATAAATCTTGATAGGCGCCCCTCATAGAGCGTTGAACTCTAGCTGCTAGTAAATACGGCTTCATAGTATTGACGCCATCCATCCAACCTAGATAAATATCCCCAGCTAGATTTCGCAGATGGTGTCCAGGTCTATAGATAGTAACCCCAGTTTTCCACATAGACATTACTCTATCATACTGTTTTAAAAGAGGACTGCCGGGCTTCCACGCCGGAAGACTCCAGTCTTTAATAACACGGGGAATCTGCTTAGCAATATCTTCGGGAAAGTAGTAGCCGTCCAGATATGGATGTCCTGTAATCTTAACTTTGTAGCCGTTACCTACGAACTTACTGCCGAACCGTTCGCCTATTTCATCGTAAAGTGCTTTTTCCCGAGTAGCTTGCTCCATAGATTGCTGTATCTTAAAAAGGAATTGTTTGGGGTCCTCTGTAATGTTAGCTGTTTTCCAGCTATTAACCCAATCTGTTCCTTTGGAGAAATCATGCTCTCCCCCAAAAATATCACGTACTGACTTCTTATTAGTAAACTCAAAACCCGTGCCGTACTGTTTCATCCATTTATTGAGCAAATTCATATCTACACCGGATTTAGTAAGGACGGAAGTACCGCTTACTTGTCCCACTAAATTATCCATCATTCGTTTAATTTGAGTAGCTAATTGGGCAGTTTCTGAAGTATTTGCTTTACCTACCCCCTGTGCTAACTTAAGTGCTTCATGAGTTTCAGGATCAGAGAATCCCTTAAAAAGCTTACCTAGAACCTGACCTCTTGTTGCCGCAGTAGCCGCACTAGATCCAATAGCATTTAACGACAAGGGTCTTAAGTCTTTTTGTCCCCACCAAGTAGCAACCCGACCCATAAGAGATTCAGTAGCCTTATTATCATTTACAGCCCACTTAGGTAATGTACCTAAATCTTTTTCAAGGGCACGAGTAAGAACTTCGTTAGCTTTAGGGCTAGCCTTCCCTGTAGCTATAACATTATCTAGCATCTTAGCACTGTTCTCTACGGCTATTTCAGCGCTAGTTTTACCTGACTGAATAGCCATCTTTATTAGTTTACCTGTAGCATCAATACCATCTTTAGATACTCCGGTAGCTTGAGCTGTAGCCTTACCGAAGTTCTTTAGAAAGTCATCAAAACCCTTCATCTGTTCATTAGATACTAAATTACTAGAATTAGTAAGTACCTTACTTTCTAGACTCTTATCTACGATAGGCTTGACTTTTTGAGCATCCTGCATTGCCTGTAGATTCTTTGCTATTGCATTTTGAGCATTCGTAACACCCTGTTTAGTTTTAGATATATTTAATCCAGGAAAATTAAATGCACCCTGCCCCTTTAACTCTTTTGGTATTTGGCCTACAGGGGGCTTAATATCTAAAGGCTTAGCTAAAATATCTGGAGTCTTAGGGATGTCTAAAGGAAGACTTAACTGATCAGGAGGTGTAATCTTAATATTAGAAGGGGTCGGTAATTGGGCTGCTAGATCAGCAGGAATTCTCTCAGCTGCACCTGGAGCTTTTAGTGCTAGCGGTACAGCACCTGAAGTGTTAGGTAATCCGAAAGCTTCCGGAACAGCAGGTTCGCCCTTGCTTAATAGCTGCTGAGCATAGGGCTTATCTAATACTGTAGCACCCTTACCAATACCACTAAGATCTTTAAATTTATTAAGTATTGTACCTACAGGAAGAAAATTCAAAGGGTCAGTAGCTATATCTAATCCTGTACCCAATACTGATTTAACAGTAGGATCTGTAACTCCTTTAGCAGCAAGAACATCCTTAAAGGTAGTCTTCTCTTGACCACTAAAGCCTTTCCAGAGGTCAGCTATATTAGGCTTATCTTGAGCAAGTCCTTTGGCAAAATTAGCTACTGCATAATTAGGTCGAGACAGTATGTCAAAAATCCGACTCATAATAGAAGGATCATTAGGATTAGCACTAGGCGCTGGCCCTGTAGGTTGCTTGGCATTGAGTAGTATAAACTTAGCAACGTCAGCAGTATTAGGACCTGTTGATTGTACAGGTCTATTAAGGTATTGAGCCAAAAGTTGATAGTCTGCTGCCATGGCGTCCTACCTTAAACTCGACCAAAGTATTCGAGTGCAATAGTTTGTAGTGCATTAAGCTGTGCTTGAGAGAGTCCCGATTCCCTGCCTTTTTGGACTACTCTAGCAGCTAATGCTTCTTTAGGAGCCGCTGTTCCTGCCGTAGGATCTAATCCGGACAAAATGACAGGATCTGAGCCTATAGCATTAGTAAATACATTTTGAATACTTTGGGCATCAGGTTGCTTTAAACCTAGTGTCAGAGCACGTCCTGCTACATCTGCGGGGCTTTGAGTTTTATTAACTTGCCCCGTGAGAAGCGACTTTAAGTCATCCGCTTTAAGTTCTCGACCAAGTTCCATACTCTTTAGATAATTATCAAAATCTCGTTGAGATGCTGTTTGAGCTTGCTGTTGAGCTTGCTGTGTAAGCTGTCCTAATCCTGCTTGAATAGCTTGTGATTTAGCTGCTTGGTTAGCTCCAATCTGATTCTCATAAGAAGCCAGTACATCCTGTAGTTTAAACATTAAGTCAGCTTGACGTTGAGTACCTTCTGTACGAGCTACTTCACTCCCCCGTCGAGTATACTCAGTATTGCCGCGCTGTTCTGTATCTAATGCAGTCTGCGCTGTCTGGGCTTGATTATTAGCTGAGTTAAGGAAGAATGATCTATCTTTAGCCTGCTGTCCTGTAACATCTGGTGCAGCAGCTTCAATACCTAATCTCTTCATCATAGCTTCTTGGCTGGCCTGAGTCTGATCATAGGTATTGCTAATCTTATTATTTAGATCAGTATAGGCTTGCTGTGTAGCTTGTTTGGTATCAGCTGACTTCTGTTCTAATGCTGGTATATCCCCCTGTAGGCTGTTTGATAATTGATTAAACATAGCCCCCAAAGCTACTTTATTTTGCCCTGCTCTTGTTTGTGCAGAAGATTCTTGACCTCTTAGTTGTGCAATTAATGGATCATATTGCGCAGAAGCAGCAGCACGGGCTTGCGCCAATAAAGAAGCAGGATCTACAGCATATCTATTCGGATCTGATAATTGCTGTAGCTGCGACATTATATCACCAATAGATGGACCCTTATTTAACAGAGCAGCTTGATTCGTAGCTTCTCTGTATTTAGACCCTTCATCGTACGTAGGCTGTTGATTAATTATTGGAGGTTGAGGTAGCGTAGATGGACCAGGACTTTGTGATATAAAGTTAGATACAGAATTACGGGCAGCAGATCCTTGACCGTAAGGATGAAGCCAGTTCAAAAAATCATCGAAAGCACTCATAGCTAACCTCCTATCTTGTATATAGTCTAGATACCGTACTGTTCAGCGCGACGTCTAATAGCAGCCTCTTTAGCAGCTTGTTCTTTTAATTGCTCTGAAGACCCAAACTGACCTTGCTCTTGGGTCAAAGCAGCAATGGCATTCTGTTGTTGCCTATCTAAATCTGCCATTCTCTTGTCAAACTCTGTGTTATAGTTACCTACAGCATCTCCGTACAGTCCGGAACGTAGCATTCCTCGTGCGCCGTAATCCTGTTTTAATGCATCTAAATCTATCACACTCTGATCATTCATAGCCTTCTGAGATACTCCGTACTGAGTATCTAGAGAACCTCTACGCCTAGTTACGTCAGCATTAAAATCATTAAGAGATTTAGCAAATTCTCTTAGCTGTTGCTGATAACCAGAATCCTGATTAAGAAATACATCCATAGAGGGAACAGAAGGAGCAGCCGGTGCAGACGGTTTTACATAGCTCCCTTGAGAATTAGTAACAATTCTAGGTTTAGGAGCAGGCGCAGTAACTCTAGGTCTCTGTACAGATACAGAAGGAGGAGGTGGTGCAGGCGCTACAGGATACGGTGATCCACCGAAGTCTTTCATTGCCATAACTAAACTCCTAAACCTTTAAATTTCTACACCGTCTTAACAGCATCCGGCGATGCATAGTCACCCTTAGCATTAGCTTTCAATCTTCTTAAAATAGCATCTCTTCTAGCCGATGCTTTATTATCACGTTCTGCATAACCCATTCGATCTACAGGGCCGATATTCGGCATCGGCCGTCCACCACCATAAATTTTATTACCTACAGCATAAGGAGCAACTTCCGAAGTAGAAGGAGATACTATAGCCATTTAATTCACCTACTCTTACTACTTTAACTAGCTAGCTTACTGACGAACTAACTCACTGCCTTGGTAACTACTTCCTTTGTCTCTGTTATGATTGTCATGCTGAAGACTCTAGCAGGGCCGTCGGCTGTAGATCCATTGGTTGTTAGCTCTAATACAAAATTAATTTGACGATAGCGTAAGGACTTATTAAATTTAGCAAATCGTCTTGCTGTGCCTGTCCCTGTAGGTATTACTGTTTGTTCAGAACTAAGAGAATCTAGAGGTATATCCCAAGTCTGTACTTGATTCCATTGCTTGGCAGCTAAATTGCTCCACGATGCTTTAAAGAATAATACTATGGGGGTAGCAGTTCCTGTAATGGTATTATTAGTTGCAACATCTGCTCCCCACCACCACAGTCGTTTAAATTGATGAGATACCGACATGTCGTAATTTTTAGTAAGGATTCTAGTACTTATAGTCCTCACAAGACCGTTACTAGGATTAGCAAACTTATAGTTATCAAATCTAATAGTGACCGGTAATGTATTAGTATTGCCAGCAGTTAGATTGGCATTAACCGAAAAACCTCCGGCTGCTGTTACTCCAGAATCTGTAAAAGAGAGATTATATCCGTTGGGCTCTAAACCGACAGTTCGCCAAACCTTAGCTTTGATAGCAGTACTGTTAGCTAGCAATCTCACACTAAACTGCTCATTCGCTGAATAGCTTCCAAACGTAGCACTACCTAAAGTAGTAACAGACCCTGCTACTACTTTATATAAAAGTATAACTAAAGTTCCACCAGTTTGAAATAATAACTGTAAGGCGTAGAAGTTATTAGCATCCACTACTCGATATCTAAACTCAACCAGAATTGTCGCACCCAAAGCAACAGCACTAGACTCTACAGTGAATTGGATATCTTGGTTAGCTGCGTTAATAATACCCAAGGTAGCTGATCTGACTACGTTAACAGTAGTCATACTGAAAGTACCCTTAGTACCACTTACAGCGTAATTAGCAGCAATCCCCCCTGATACAGTCCATACTTGTCCAGTATCCGCTGTACCCCACCCATTAGATATAGATCGAGTAAAAGTATCCAATATAGTGTAGGTAGGATTAAGCACGGTCTCTATACTAGATACCGATGGGGCAATATAAAATTTAATTAAGGACCTAAAGTTAGTGATACATTGCCCTGAGTAGTACTCATCCCCTGTAGATGGATGAATTGTTAGTATAGGACCAAAATATTGTAACTCATCTCTTTCAGATTTCCATAGTGACCAAGTTCTCGTTCTTAAACCATAGACATAGATATTTCTATGAAAATGACAGATTAAACGATCACCCAATAAAGTCAAGAAAACATTTTCAGAAGAAAATGCTGAGGGTGTTGTATCGTCCCGTACAAAAGGAACTTTAGTATTAAGTCTACGAAAGTCATAGTTAATAACTTCGTATACCCAGCCTCCGCTAAAAATATAGATAGAGTTTTCATAATTAACCACATTAAACTGTTTATTAACACCTAGAGTAAGAGAAATTTTTCTCACAACAGCATCTGTAGGCTTAGTATCGTAGGCGAGTACATACGATGATTGAGCCTTAAATAGAATAATATTATCCTGAAAGATTGTAAGGTCTACTAAATTAGTCCCATCCCCCTGATTAATATCAATAAAACTGCTAGCTCCCCAGGTCTCTAAATCCCCCACATCTGAAAACTTAAGCCTACTAGGATTTGTAGTAGCTAATTCTCCCGGTACAATAAACAGTCTTTCTTTGTGCAGTACTCCCGCCTGACCCTGAGGAATGGCAGCTATAGCAGTAAATCCACCTACAGGATCCCACTTGCCACCAGGGTTAGCAGAACCAGGTTTCGGCACAAGATAAATCTTGTTAGCATACTGTACTGCTACTGAAGCCTGAAAAGTATTAGTAATAAGCGTCCATACGCCACTTAAATACTGAAAAACTCCGTCTGCATTAGAAGCTATAATATAATGATTTCCACTAAAAACACCTTCACATAATAATAGAATCCGCTCTGAAAAGCTAGAGTACCCATCTAATTCAACAAAACCTGGACGAGAAATAAGAGAACCATCAATATCTAATTCCATATTAGTACATTCCACCAACTCCGCATCAGCAATAGCCGTCGGATCACTAGTTGTATTTAATCCACCAATAAACGGCCCTAAGCGAAGTGGCGACCCACCCATGACTTAAATCCAATCCTCTGCCAAAATAGTAATAGTAGGATACAAGTCCTGCTTTTTCCAGTCATCCCTACCACGAAGTAGCGATAAATCAGCATTCATTTCCGCTGCTTTGGCTTGTGATTTATCAAAATCTTCATCCATCTCATAAGCTTGCTGCAGACAGTACTTGACTAAAGGCTCATGATATAGTAACGGAACATCCAAAGCACTAGTAGAATCCACTACGTCTACAGGTACTCTATTATAGTATATCTTTAGCCCGTTAGTTTGACTTATCTCAGGCAGCGGGAAAAGCTTAATAATTCCTGCATATATAGTATATATCGTAGGATAACCCCGATCTGATGCAGTTTGATCCCAACCATCAACTATCTGATCAAACTCATTGAAGGTATGATATTTAATACTAAAATATGATGCACTTGGCTGATCTTTTAAGTGAATAGAACGTAGTATAAGAAGATCTATAGGAAGGGAGTAGTCCTGCTGCAAAGCTACAGTATTAGTATAAGCTGACTTTTCTAGGAGTCCTTCATTTTGTGTGACTATATGCCGCTGCCCATCATTAATCCAACGAATAATATCTGCATCTATTACTTGTACTCCAGACTCATCCCCAAATTGTCGTTTTACTCGTGTCATGACATCTGAAGTAATCACAGAATCTTCCTCCCTCCAGAAGTTCCTATTACTCGCCTCTGGTCATCAAACTTCTTGCCGTTAAATTTTAACGTGTTTAGTGGAGATTTAAATAGAAATTCAGCTTGCTCTGTAGCTTCTTCCATCTGCTCTAAGCGCTCTTTAGCCCTAAAAATCTCTACTGCTCTGTTGTTAGCTTCTATTCTCTTGAGAACATCTCCATGCTTATTATCAGCATCGAATAGTTTTGTTAGTATATCAACAGGAGTATCTAATTCTGAAGCATAGAGTACCGGAATATTATTTCTCGTATCTACAATAACATAAGGTTTTCCATCATCTCGTGTTCTTTTATCTGTAGGAATCCATCTTAGCTCAAGTGTAGGATCATAATCCTGTACAATCTCTGCCAATCTGGCGTAATTCTCATCAATCCATCGGCCGTCATCTGCTGGTATATACACCATCTTATCTTAATCCTATCATATATTTAACTAACTGTTGAGCAGCAGAGGCATTAGTCTTGACTACTAAAGTCTGCGTACCATCATCTAATACTAACTTCATCAAGTCAGTGTTAGTTTTTAGTTGTGGCTCAGTTAAAGATCTATTTACTAATATATTAGTTCTTGCTTGGTCTGCAATACTGCCAGTAGCCACTACTACACCTCCCGTAACAGCAGGAGTATACACACCAGAAGAATTAGAAAGAAGCGGCATAACCAGTAATTGAAGTAAAGATAGTACTGTAGGATCATAGATAGCTGAAGGATTATTTACTAGATTGCTTTGTACAATATACTGTAAAGCAGGACTAAAGACGGTAGATGATACACTAACTAGAGGAACCGCTACAGCTCCCCCAGGATCTACGTCAGTAACTACTAAGTCAACCCAGTAATTACCGCCATTAAAATATGAATCTGGATTAAGGTCTGGATTACTGGTATATTTAAATGAGCCCTGTTGGATAGGACCTATCAACAGAGGTATACCGCCTGCATCAGGGGCAACTAAAGGACCATTGGTAATACCGCCAACACCCGCACCAATATTCCAATAGTTACTTGTAGCAGTATAATTATCATCAAAATGTACTACTACTTTATAAGTAGTATTAGCGGATAGGCCTACAGGGGCAGCTAGCGCTGCCTCATGCCAACCAGTACCAGATAAAGTAAAAGTAACCTCAGTGCCCGCTATTTTAGCGCCTGCGGTACCTAGAAAGATTCTTCCCTGAGGGGAACCCGTTATCGTAGTAGCACCACGATAGAAACGTATTTTAAGCACCCAAAAAGTACTAGAGACTTGAAAGATATGGCCCAAATTTATTGGCGCACCAGGATCTCCGCCGTCAGTATTAGGCCCATTGGTAGCTGGCCAAATACTATAGTTAGCCACGACTACCCCTAACTACCAGTCAAAGATACCGCTAGCATTCCAGTTTATCTGGATATCTCCGCCATTAGGCGTTACCGGCATCCCAGAAGTAAAGGTATCAAACAACACTATAAGTAAGCTAGTAGAAGCTGTTCCGGAGTCTTTATAAATAACTACTAACTCAGATTGGTCCCCAGTTACCGCAGAAAAAAGGGTTGCTGCTGCGCTCTGTACTAACTTATTACCAGATGCTATAGCCGTCCTAGATCCTAACGTAGCAGTAGCCACCCTTCCAGCAGCTGTGACATCTACTAAATCAGCATCAGTATTAATTGCAGCTGTATAGTCTGCGGAATCCACTAATACAGCTTTAATAGTGTCTAACTCCCAGTCTACAGTACCATGACCGGGTCCAGCAGCATCTCCTATAGTTTCTTGCTTGTAGGCTAAGTACAGGGAATTAGCCATCATTTCTCCTGACATAAGTCTTTATACCTGGAGGAGCAATTTCTTCTATCGCCTCTCCTATTTGCCTGTACATAGCTGGAGTTTCTATAATCCCTCCGGTAAGTCCTACTGTTAACCTAGGAGGGTCATTTACTTCGTTAAGAACGATAAAATTTTGTGCCTTCGCCTCCTGTAGGCGAATCCAAACTGTTTCGGATACTATTGAATTACCGTCGTTATCGAGTTTAATATGATAATCTTTGGGACCTCTACCCCTATTTTTTGTGCGTAAGAAAGATCTTATCTCACCAGGATGTTCTATAATAAGAGTACAGTTGCGCAAAGTAGCATGATGTATTCTAATGCCAGGCATAAAATTCTCCATTCGGCCTACAGGGGGGCTTAGTAGGATTAAGCCCCCCGTGACCCGTAATAATTTATGCCTGCTTAACCTTAAAGAGAACTCGCGGAGCTTTACCTACAACAGTAACTGTTGTCGTAAAAGTGGACGGCGGAACACTGTCAGCTGTAACTGCTTGAGCATATGCAGCTGAATCTGTATCATCTGCTCCGGCTGCTAAAGGTACCCAACGAGAACTAGATGCCACACACCGTACAGTTACTGGTGTAGTTACTGCTCCACTATTATGAGTTCCTACCCAATAGATACCGGGCGGGAATCTTAGTGTCAATGAAGCAGTTGACTGGAAAGCAGCGGTAACAGCTAATGCAGCTGACTTATGAATTAAGTCACCAGGATAACAGTCACCTCGATCGTTATAAATAGCTGTATAGAGGTTACCACCAGAACCAGCAGTAGTAACATCTACGCCAACTTCTTCTACTGTAATAAGTTTATCAATAACAAAGGGTGCAAGCACCATTTGATCATCAGTCATCAGTAGAGTACTAATAGGACCTTCGATTCCGTAATAGCCACCGATTTTGTACTTC